GAAACCGACAGCAGCCGCGCGCGCGACTTCCTCGATCGCATCCCATCAGCCGAGGCTGATGACTACGACACCTGGGTGAAGATCGGCATGGCGCTCCACAGCGTCGGGGATGACAGCCTGCTCCAGGATTGGATCCACTGGTCCGCCATCTCCGGCAAGTTTGAACCCGGCGTCTGCGAAGCCAAGTGGCGCACTTTCAAGCCCGACCCCGGCGGCGTCAGCCTCGGCACTCTCGCCCACCTCGCCGGCCACGAAAAAAGCCGCCCAGCCTCCAGAGCAGAACGGCCTCGGGATGCTTCCCACCCACAGGAGCATGAACCCCAAAAGGTTACACCTCGATCCGACAAGCTCCTCAAGCTTGAATCCAACGAGCTGCTATCGCTGCTTCGTCAGCAGCTGGCCGATCGCCTTCGCTGGAACATCTTCACCCAGACGATCGAGCTGGACCAGAAGCCTATCGAGCACATCGACCACTTCTACCTGCAGCTCTCCCAGCAAGGCGTGAAGGTCACCAAGGAGCTGGCCGCTGATGCCGTTCACGTCGTGGCGCTCGAAAACCCCCACGACCCCGTGCGCGAGTACCTGGAGCACGTTGCTGATCATGTGCCACCCGTGCCCATCGAGCACCTTGCCACCGCATACCTGCGGCCGCAGGACCAGCCCGGCAGTCTCTATGACGCCATGCTCAAGGCCACGCTCATCGCAGCCGTCCGCCGCATCTTCGAGCCCGGCTGCAAGCACGACTCGGCTTGCGTGCTCATGGGACCCCAGGGCTGCGGCAAGTCCACGTTCTGGCGCAACCTCGGCGGCCTGTGGTTCAGCGATGCCCTGCGCGACATCGGATCCAAAGACGACCTGATGGTGCTCCACCGCAGCTGGCTCATGGAATGGGCAGAGTTGGATCACATCACCGGCCGCAAGCACGCCGGCCAGATCAAGGCCTTTCTCACCCAGCAGACCGACATGTTCCGCGCGCCATACCAGCGCGCCACCCAGGCGTTCCCACGCCGCTCGATCATCGTGGGCAGCACCAACCGCGACACCGGCTTCCTGGTCGATGACACCGGGAACCGCCGCTTCTGGGTGATCCCTGTCACCACTGCCCCGCACATCCCCGTCGATGGCCTGCTGCTAGAGCGTGATGCCATTTGGAGCGCAGCGGTGCAGGCCTACCGCAACGGCGAGCCCAACCACCTTGGCAAGGAGCACTCGGCGCAGGTCGATGCCGAGAACGAAACCTACCTAGTCGACAGCCCATGGAAGGCCGCGATCCAGGAATGGCTGACCCGAAATCTGGGTCGACCGATCACCAGCGAGCTGCTTTTGACCGAGGCGATTGGCAAGCCGGTGGAGCGCCAGGGGCGTGCGGACCAGATGCAGGTCGCGTCGATCCTGCGCGATTTGGGCTACGAAAAGAAGCGCGCATGGTTAGAAGGTCGGAACAAATGGGTGTTTGTCCAACCTCCCGCATGAGGTTGGAGAGCCGAAAACCCAGTTCCTCCAAGGTGTCTCCTATCCTCTCCAACCTTCTAACCTTAGATTTATTTTAGAGAAAGGGGAGAGGGCGGGAGGGCGTTTCCAGCTATAGGGCGAAGGTGGGCGTGGTTAGCAGGTTGGACAGTGGCGATCTCACCCGTTTTCGATCGTCTCCCCCTTGGCTCGCCCCTACCCTTGGCACATGGCAACCATCACCCTCAACATCCAGTCAGAGCTGCCCAAGGCCATCCGGTGGACCGACCAGATGACCAAGCAGCTCCCGTTCGCCATCAGCCAGGCGCTCAACAAAACTGCATTTGATGCGCGCACTGCACTGGGTGGGGCCACACGCCAATACTTCGATCGACCCACCACCTTCATCCAGAAGGGCTGGCGTGTGGAGAAAAGCAGCAAGCGCAACCTGATCGCAACTGTCCTGCCTGAGCCCAAGCGTGAGCCCTACCTGCGCCGCAACATCACAGGCGGACAGCGCGGCCTGAAGCCCTTCGAAGCCAAGTACATCGGAGACGCCGCTGGAGGCCTCCCTGCGGGCTCCAGGCTGGTCCCTGCGGTGATGAGGCTCAACGCGCAGGGCAACGTCTCTCTGGCCGCTCTCAGGCGCATCTCAAGCAAGGTTGGCGCCACGGGTCGTGGCTCGGTGTTCATCGGTACCCCGCAAGGTGGCAACCGCCCCCCTGGCGTCTACCAACGCGGCACCAAGGGCAGACTGGTGCCCCTGTTCCTTGCTGTCCCTGCTGCCACCTATCGCCCGATCTTTCCCATCAACCTCATCGGTCAGAAAGTGGTCGATCGCAGGTTCGGCAACTACCTCCGCAGCAGCCTTGAGGCGGCCCTAGCCTCTGCCCGCTAATGTGGTGACCTGGCGCAGCGCTAACTGCCCAGGCCGTGACCACCTGCTCAACCAGGCGATGCCAAAAGGTTATCCGCTCCCCATGTCGGGCGAGCCAATCAACCCCGAACGATTCAAGCTCGGCACGCTGTGCGTTCGTGCCCACGACTGGGATGGCACTGGATTAAGCCTTCGGTATGCCAAGCCCAAGGGAGGCTGCGTTATCTGCGCCCGCGAAACGGCTACAGAGAGACAGAAAGAACGTCGCAGGCGAGACCCAGACTTCAACACAAAGCAGGCTGCGTACATGCGCGAAAGGCGTGCTCGGCTAGGGCGTACATCACGCTCAAAGCATGGGCTGCCATACACACCCATGGGAGACGCTGAGACGCGCATGATGCGCGCTTCTGTCAAGCAGGCTGGCCGGCTGCCATCAGTAGCCCGATTGGTCTATGACCAACAGCAGGAACACTGGCGCAACCATCCCGACGATCGAGCCCAATACCTGCGTGAGTATGGATTGCGCCATCACCGATGGCGCTACATGACTGACCTTGGCTTCAGGCTGTACCACCGTGGCAAGTCCAAGAAGCGCAAGGCGCAAGAGCGTGGCAGTCGCACCGTGATGCTGAGCCCTGAACAGCTATGGCGCAGGTGGGTGGAGTTTGACCATCGTTGCGCCTATTGCGGTGCAAGTGGTGATCTGCAGGTGGAGCACGTCATGCCCATTAGCCAAGGCGGAGAGCATCACCTCGGCAACATCGTGCCCGCTTGCCAGCGTTGCAACTACAGCAAGGCCACTGCGCCGGTAAAGGACTGGTATGCCGCTCAGCCTTTCTTCAGTGAGACGCGCTGGCTTGCGATCCTTGAAGCGCTAGATCGAGGGCTGCCCGATGCTGAGCAGCTGCCTCTCCTCTGAGATCCCTTGCGGCGCAGGACTTTGGGTCCTCCCCCCACCTTTCATCGACGGTCGTCGCAAACCCCGATCTTTCTCTAGCGTCAGTGATAATCATTCTCAAACGGGAACCAGCGGTAAGAGAAAGGGCATGGCGTCCCCGACCCGTTTGAGAGTTCAATAGTTCACTAACATCATGTTGAACTCAAGGCTGCAACCTTTTGCTGGTCACGTTTAGCGAGTTTGCCGCACTGAAGGGCTGCGCGAAGGGCACGGTAACGGCAGCCACCAAGAGCCGGATCGCTGCGGCCGTGGTGGAGAAGGACGGCAAGCGCTGGCTGGATCGTGATCTGGCGCTGGAACTGTGGAACCGGAACACCAAGGCGACGCATAACGCGAAGGTGAGCCAGGCGGACCCGGTGGAACCGGCAACACCGCGGGAGCTGCGGCGTGCGATCGAGGCGCTGCCGGATGACGCGATCCCGGAGCTGAATGAAAGCCGGGCACGGCGGGAGCATTACCAGGCGGAGCTGAGCAAGCTGCAGGTGGCGCAGCAACGGAAGGAGCTGGTGCCGGCGGATGAGGTGAAGAAGGAAGCGTTCCAAGTGGGGCGCAGCATCCGCGAAGCGCTGAGCAACCTGGCGGATCGGTTGAGCCACCAGCTGGCGGGCGAGACTGACCCGGTGGTGATCCACCAGCTGCTGAGTGATGAGCATCGGGATGCGCTGCTGGCGCTGATGGAGGTGGAGCCGTGAGCACCTGGCGCGCGGCGTTCATGGAAGGGCTACGGCCTGAGCGTGCGCTGACGGTGAGCGAGTGGGCGGACAAGTACCGGCGGCTCAGCAGCAAGGCGAGCGCGGAGCCTGGACCGTGGCGGACTGGGCGGACGCCGTACCTGAGGGAGCCGATGGACTGCCTGAGCACGACGAGCAACGTGCAGCGGGTGGTGATGATGTTTGCGGCGCAGACGGGGAAGACGGAGAGCGGCGCCAACTGGCTGGGCTATGTGATCGACCACGCGCCGGGACCGATGCTGCTGGTGCAGCCGACGGTGGAGATGGCGAAGCGGCTGAGCAAGCAGCGGCTGGAGAGCCTGATCACCGAGACACCCTGCCTGGCAGCAAAGATCGCGCCGAGCCGCAGCCGGGACTCGGGCAACACGATGTTCAGCAAAGAGTATGCGGGCGGAATGATGCTCTTGACCGGCGCGAACAGCGCGACGGGTCTGCGCTCAACGCCGTGCCGCTACATCTTCATGGATGAGATCGACGCCTTCCCGAGTGATGTGGATGGCGAGGGCGATCCGGTGAGCTTGGCGGAGAAGCGGGCGACAACGTTTGCGCGGCGGAAGATCCTGCTGACGAGCACGCCAACGGTGAAGGACTTCAGCCGGATCGAGGCGGAGTTTGAGCGGAGTGATCAGCGGCGGTATTTCGTGCCATGCCCGAGCTGCGGAGCGATGCAGTGGTTGAAATGGCCGCAGCTGAAATGGGAGAAGGCGGACGCGGCCACGGCGGTGTACGAGTGCGAGCACTGCCGTGAGCGGTTTGCTGAGATCCACAAGCCGGCGATGCTGCGCCAGGGCGAGTGGCGCGCGACGGCGCCGAGCGATGGAAGGACAGCCGGCTTCCAGCTGTCGGGGCTGTACAGCCCACTGGGATGGCTGAGCTGGGCGGACATGGTGGACGACTTCCTGCGGGCAAAGGCGGACGCGCCGATGCTGAAGAGCTTTGTGAACACGCGACTGGCGGAGACGTGGGAGGAGGACTTTGCCAGCAAGGTGAGCGCGAGCGTGCTGCTGGAGCGGTGCGAGGCGTATGCGCCGGGCCGGCTGCCAGATGGTGCGCTGTGCGTGACGATCGGCGTGGACGTGCAGGGCGGCGGTGGATCTGCTGGCGATCGCCTGGCGGTGAGCGTGTGGGCGTGGGGCCGCGAGGAGGAAGGCTGGCTAGTGGACCACCAGGAGATCTTTGGCGACCCGTGCCGGCCGGAGGTGTGGAAGCAGCTGGACGTGCTGGTGATGCACGAGTGGGAGCACAGCAGCGGGCGGAAGGTGCGGGCGGATGTGGTGGCGGTGGACTCGGGCGGTCACGCGACAGCGGAGGTTTACCAGTACGCGCGGGAGCGAGCTGGTGCAGGTGTGATTGCGATCAAGGGCCAGAGCCAAAGGGGCAAGCCACCGATCGGCAAGCCGAGCAAGGTGGACATCAATGCAAAGGGGCAGACGTTGAAGCGCGGCGCGCAGGTGTTCCCGGTTGGTGGTGACACGGTGAAGACCACGCTGTTCGGGAGGTTGAAGCACAACGAACCAGGGCCGGGCTATTTGCACTTCCACGCGCAGACAGGTGAGGAGTATTTCGAGCAGCTGACGGCAGAGAAGCAGGCGCTGCGCTATGTGAAGGGCTTCCCGGTGCGGGAGTGGGTGAAGAAACCAAGCGCGCGCAACGAGGCGCTGGATTGTTTGGTGTACGCATACGCAGCGATACATCGCCTCTATCAGCGGTACGACCGGAGAACAATCTGGGACCAGCTGGAAAGAAGGCTAGAGAACGGTGGTGTTGCGGCGGCTAAGCCGCGCCTAAGATCAGAGGGAGCCGGCCAGCGCTCGGCGTTTATCAACAACTGGTGAGGCCGTGAACTTTCCCGCCCAGATCAGAGCCGGCGACACGGTGAAGTGGCGGGATGACGCCAGCACCGACGTGTTTGGCAATGCG